CTATGCCCTTCCTTCAGCCTTCATCCGCTCGTATTTGGCTTTGAGACGCTCTGCAGGTGTCGGTCCCTTCGACGATACTGGTGCTGCCAACGCTCTACGAACTGGCGGAATCGGCTTCCCGGCCAGCACCCGCTTTTCCCACACATCCAGAATGTCACTGGCTTCACGCTCGAGTTCTTTAAGACTCAACTGACCATTTGTTCCACGGCGCCGCAGTTCAAGGCAAATGTGGTAATAAACCGCCTTTGGCCACGGATATAGCTCGCTGCTCGGGTACCGATAAACCAGCTTCCTCCACTTCCAGTATTCAGCCATGACGTCAGCAGTGGTGATCCCCAGCACGCAGCGCCCTTCCCTGCACCACTTGATGAACTGTCCCGGTGAAGGCAGAAATGGACGCTCCTGGCGACGCACCATGCGCATACCGGCTTCAACCTGCTCCAGAGTGGTGATCCCGTTTTCTTTGAAGGCCAGCACCCACTGGCGGCGGATTTCGTCAACGTCTTCCTGGCTGCGATTAACCAAGCTTGCCGGGAACGCGGCTGCCAGCTGTACGAACAGCCCGTTGATAATCTGAGCCACCTGCTGCGTTTGTTCGCGTTCGGTGTACTGCTCAGGCATGTTGTGCGCCACGCGGCGAGCCTGTTCCCTGTCAAAATTGCGAATGCTCTCGGCAAGATTTTTCATTCCAGCACCCCGTCAATCCAGTCGGTGTTATGCAGGTCAACGCCGCCCCGCGATGACTTTGCCGCCCCGGTTGCGCGCAGCCGTTTGGTTGTGAGTTGATCCCACTGCTTGCGCAAACTCGAAGGGCTCAGGATATTGTCTTTCCAGAATTCATCCCTGTTGGCCCACTGGAACAGGTCGCAGATTTCGTAGTGAGTACGATTGTCCTGAACACGCATCAGCCTGATGGTGTTTGCCCATTCAGCCCAGTTTGGTTCGGATAGCGAAGCGTTGACGGTGAGAAGCCTTTCGTAAATCCAGCGAGCGGCCTTGAGGTCGTCAGCGGATCCCCATGATTTACCTGCAGGGGTGTATATCCCGGCGGCTGCTTCTGGATGGCGTGAGAGAAACTTTTGAGTTTTCTGGTTTCGGGATTCGTCAGAATTCCGAGACGAGGATATTTTAATATTGTTCTTGTTATAGTCTTGGGTGTCTACCGTTTCCGGGAAGGTTTTTCCCGTTTTCGGTAACACTTTTCCCGATTTCGGGAAGACTTTTCCCGTTTTCGGCTTGTCTAAAATCCAGGCAGAAAGGTCAGTATTTATACCGACCGTTTTCATCACTCCCTGCTTCTGACTGAAGATAATTTTGCGTTCTGCGAGTGATTTAAGCGCATCCGAAACGTGGGAATCACTCAGCCCTGTAAGCTCGGCGATCACCGTGTTCGTAACGCGGTCCTGTTTCTTGTTCCAGCCGTAGGTAAGCCAGATCACCGCCTCAAAACACTGCCACTCCCGGCCTGACATTCTCAGACGAGGCTTGAGTTGTTGGATTTCGTTAGCGACCTTGGTATACCCGTTCGACAGGTCGGCCATACGACCTCCCGGTTGTTCAGTTCTGTTGGGGAAATTGATAATTTCAGCTGTGTTTGACATACTTAGCTCCGCAATTACACTCCGTTTTTGCACCTGAAAGTCGGTTCTGTTAGCGCAGACCGGCTTTCGCCTTTTCTGAAGTCTTCACATTGCCCCCAGCATGGTTGTGACCATCGCCAGCAGTGGCGCCGTAAGGTCCGGATCGATCCTGAACATTTCGAAAATCCCCTCTCCTAACTCCTTCAGCTTTTCCTTTTTCGGTGCATCGAGCATCAAAGCTTGCTTCGCCTCACTCACCTCTTTTTCCAGCCGGGCCATCCGGTAGGCAAACGAGTCGTTCTTAACGACACGGTCGCGGTATCGAAGCGGTAATACGGACATGATCGCGGGCACCAGCTGTTCGATGTTCTTTCGGTACGATGCGGAGTCTTCTTTGTTGTCGAGCCAGCGGAACAGCTTCACGTTCCAGACATCGGCCTGGCCTGAGAAATCCACGCCATCAAGTTGAAGTTCTTCCGCCGCTTCTTGGATTTGAAGTGCTACAGCTACGCGCCCTTCTGCCGCCGCCCAAGCTCGTACCGCTGAGCAGATATCGCGATGATCGATATCCTTCACTGCCGATTCGCTTTGATGACACTGGAATATCAGTGAATTAGAGGAAGCTCTGTTACTCTGTTGGAATGAAACAGTCTGCATTTTGTTAAGGCTCCTGTTTGGGTAAACCGTCTGTTGGGTTTGGGTAGAGATCTGGGCGCAACTCGTGCGGAGTTACGCCGGTAACCCCATAAATTTGCAAAACTCGATCTGCCGGGACGACGCCCTGATATCGATTTCGCCAATGACTAACAGTCATGGCGCTTACGGTTAGCAGTTGGGCTAATCAGGCCGACTGCATGGCGGTAGCAATGCAAGCGGCACAGTGGCAGATGAATCCCTTTGCCGTGGCGCAGAAGACGCACCTGATTAACGGTGTGCTCGGGTATGAAGCTCAACTGGTTAATGCCGTCATTTCACGCAGCGGCGTGCTTGCCAGTCGTTTTGATTATGAGTGGTACGGTCCATGGGAAAAGGTTGTAGGAAAATTCCACATCCCTAAAGGCGATAAAGACGAGTACCGCGTCCCGGGCTGGACCCTGGCTGACGAAGCCGGGATCGGCATCATTATCCGCGCAACTCTGAAAGGTGAAGATCAGCCGAGAGAACTTGATTTACTGCTGGCTCAGGCCCGAACCCGAAACTCTACCCTGTGGGCTGACGACCCACGCCAGCAGTTGGCATATTTGGCTGTCAAACGCTGGGCGAGACTGTTCTGCCCGGATGTGATTCTGGGTGTTTATACCCCGGATGAACTGGATGATCGCCGTGAAGAACGAGAGGTAAACCCAGCACCGGCGCAGCACGTAAGCCTTGCAGACATTTCAGGTGACAACGTCACTATGACTCAAACGGCTCAGGAATCAGCTCAAAATATCGATGCACTTGCTGATGATTTCCGTGACCGGATCGAGGCGGCTCAGGATGTGGATAGCGCTAAAGCTCTGCGCGCAGATATTGAAACCGTGAAAGTAACGCTGGGTTCTGCCCTGTTCACTGAACTGAAGAACAAAGCTGTGAAGCGTTATTACCTGGTTGATGCTCGTAACAAGGTGGAAGCGGCAATCAACTCCCTACCATCTCCAGATGAACCCGGTGCGGCAGAACGCTTTGGCGAAGCTGAACGCGTGTTGGCATCTGTGAAACGCCATTTAGGAGAGGAACTACACGATCAGTTCAGCATCACCCTGGCGGATATGAAACCGGAATACGTGGACTAACGAGATCGGGAGGAGAAACCCTCCCTCAAGGAGAAGAAATGCGACTGATTAATCGAGGCAGTAAGCAATCCCCTTTAGCTCGCCAGGCATGTGAAATCGCGCTCGCAGCCCACCAGCAAAGATATGGTGACTATGGGCGCAGCAAGATGAAAGAGACCTATACGGTGAGAGTGGAAGGCGTGAAGGTCTGGGTCGAGGTAGTGAACTGCAAGGCAAGCTACGTGGCCACAGCAATGACCGGCATGCGCCGACTGCGTTCCCTGCCCGGCCAGGCAAACTGAAACTGAAATATCAACGACTGAAGACCGGCATATCTATACTCATGCCGGTTACCTGAGGTGAACCATGTCGCAGGTAATTTTTAACGAAGAATGGGTTGTTGGCGCCAGGCTCACAGAAAAAACAGGCCTGACCCAACGACAGATTGAGAAGTATCGCCAGGGCTGCTGGGTAGAAGGTGTCCATTTTAAACGGATATCGCCTTCTGGGGAAAAAACCTTGCGTGGCACAACCTGGTATAACTATCCGAGAATTAATCAGTTAATAAGGGATGCGTAAGATGGCAGCTTTGCCTACAGGTGTCGAAATCAGAAACAATAAGATTTGTATCTGGTTTATGTACCGGGGAAAGCGTTGCCGCGAAATTCTCAAAGGTTGGATTAACACCCCGGCGAACATCAAAAAAGCCGGGAATCTTCGGGCTGTGATCGTTAGTGAGATCAACCTTGGAGAGTTTGATTACCATCAGCGCTTTCCTTCATCGTCCAGAGCAAAAAAAACCGTAACCACTGTTTCAGTTCAAACCTTTTCAGAGCTGTGTGAGCTGTGGACGAGCATTAAAGAAACCGAAATTAGCGCGAATACCATGCGTAAGACTCGCTCACAACTCGGTACGTTAATGCACATCATTAACGGAGATACGCCTGTTTCAACTATACGCCACAGCGACATTCTGAAATACAGAAAGGAGCTGTTGAACGGTGAGACACTTTACCTGGCAAATCCCAGAAGTAACAAACAGGGACGCACTGTGCGTACCGTGAACAACTATATATCGCTTCTGTGCTCCCTTCTTCGGTTTGCACACAAGTCTGGCTTTATCAGTGGCAAACCCTTTGAAGGGATCAAGAAACTACACAAAGGGAAAGTAAAACCGGATCCTTTAACGAAGCAGGAGTTTAGTTTGCTTGCGGCATCCGAGCGTGGCCAAAGCCTCAATATGTGGACGTTCGCAGTTTATACTGGTGTCCGTCATGGAGAGCTTGCAGCTCTTGCCTGGGAAGATATCGACTGGGAAAAAGGTACGGCTCATATACAGCGCAACCTTAATGCGCTAGGAATGTTCGTCCCACCAAAAACCGATGCAGGTGATCGCGTTATCACGCTTTTAGAGCCAGCACTAGAGGCCTTGAAGGCACAGCGTAAGCTGACTTCGTTACAGCCCAAAACCGAGATTGTGTTTCATCACCGAGAGTATGGTGCGATGGAATATCAGAACCTGCGGTTTGTTTTCATGCCCAGGATGCGCAAGGGCATACAGAAGGCCTACTACTCTTTATCGAGTATCGGCTCCAGATTTAACGCAGCTGTAAAACGTGCTGGTATTCGCCGCCGGAATCCGTACCATACGCGGCATACTTTTGCCTGCTGGCTTTTATCTGCCGGCGCTAATCCGTCTTTCATAGCCAGCCAGATGGGGCATGAAAACGCGCAAATGGTTTATGAAGTCTACGGTGCGTGGATTGAAGAAATGAATGGCGAACAGGTGCTGATGCTTAACGACAAGCTCGCACGCTGA